CTGGGCGGCGGATTGGGCCTTGAGAGCGTTGAGGAAGCGATCCATCAGGATCTCCCGATTGTCAGACCCGGCGAGGCGTTGCGCGCGCGCAGGCTTTGGGTGAAGCCGGATTGGACAGAGAGGCGGCGGATGATGGTGTCGATCCAGTAGAGTTGATCGAACTCGGTGTTGCTGCCGCTGAGCAATATCTGCTGGCGCGGGGAGAGGCGCAGTTCACCGGGCATTTCAGCGTCGATCACCCGTTCATGCAGCGTCAATTCGCGCAGACGTTGCTGGGCGAGAGATTGCGCGGCTTCAGCCGTCAGGTTTGGGACGAGGTAGATGTAGGCAAGCGGCGCGGCTCCACCTGCCCCACCAGCGCCAACTGTACCGCCCGTTCCGCGTGTGGCCCTGGCGGTTTGGCTTATGGCAATATTCTGGCGGCTGTTCCAGCTCTGCACGGTGACGGAGATGTCTCGCGCCACGGTAAGGCTGCGTTCGAGCGATAGGCGCGTGCAATCAGCGGGCAAGAGCAGCGCGGGTGTCGTGCTGGACTGTGTGCCAGGCTGGAAATTCAGCGTCGTGCCGGACACCCACAGGTCGAAGCCTTCGCGGGCGGCGAGTTGTAGCAACAGATCCCAGTGGCTGCGCGCTCGACAATGGGCGGAGAGCGCAATCTGATCATGTTCAAGCTGCCAATAGGTGCCGACCAACGTGGTGGTCGGTGCCACGTTCGGGACAAGCCCAGCATGTTCGGCAAAAGCGGTGGCGATGTCGCTGGAAGTCTGATTGGCAAAAGTCTCAGCGAGACGGCTTTCGATCAGACGGGCGGACAGATCGCGGCCTTCTAGGTTGAGTTGGCCGGAGATGGGGTCGAGCTGCAATTGGTCAATGTTGCCCTGGATCAGGCTGGTCCATGAGACGCCATCAAGGCTGATTTGGATATCGATCAGCGCGCCGTCGGTGTTGGCCCAAGCGGTGGCGGTGATCGGTGTGGTCGCCAGGGTAAGGCGGAAGCGGTCAGCGGTGGCGTGGGCGGTGGAGATTACCTGGGCTGAGACAGCACCCAGAATGCCGACGCCATCGGCAAACACGCGCAGCCGGGGTTTACGCATAGCGCCTGACATCTCAAGACCCAACCGGCAGACCGCCGGTGGCGGCGGGAGCGATGGGCGGCAATTGAAGGGTGACGACGCCTTGCAGAATGGGGTCGGAGAGGTTGTTAAGTTGGGCGATGCGTATCCATTGGGTGGCATCGCCGAGTTGACTGGCAGCAATGTGGTAGAGCGTGCCGCCTGCAGTGGTGATGGTGTTCATCGCGATCTACCCCAAAAGCGAATTGCGGGCGGCACGGGCGAGATAGAAGGACGCCGTTGCCTGTTGGGCTGCGTTTGCGGCCATAGCGGTGGCGCTTGAGAGGTCAACGCTGCCGGCTGGAAAGCCGTCGATGGGCATTTCTGCTTGATTGGAACTGAGGGCTGCGGCGACAGCTAGATCCTGCGCCACCGATTGGGCGGCGGAGAGCAGCGCCAAGGCGGGCGAGCCGGAGTTGTCGCTGACGACGGTGCAGGTGATGCGGTACGGAATCCAGTTTGACCGTCGATAATCGGATTCAAATCGTGCGATCACCACGGAATAACTAAAATCCTGCCACGTCAGCGGCCAGACGCTGCCCTCAGCGCGCATTTGGTCGAGTGTGTGGGCGCGAGAGGTGGCGTCGGGGCCAGAGAAGGTGCCAGACCACGACACTGGCGCGTCGTCGCGGCCCATCGCATCGATGAGGCGGGCACCGCCGGGCATTCTGTGGATGGTGAGCGACTGCGTGCCACCCCAGGTGATGGAGGCCGGGAGTTCGAAATCTGTGAACTGGACCGAGCCGAGGCGCAAAACAGGGATTGCCATGCGTCAATTCCCTCCCTGGGCGGCACCGGGCCAGGCGATGGAGAGGCTGGGATCGAATCCGGTGCCGCCATAACTTGGACGATTGGCCTCGCGGGTGAGGTGGTTGGAAACCCAATGACCGAGACGCTCGCCGTCGAGATAGACGTCGCCGCCGCTGGAGGCGTTGGGCGATTGGGTGGGCGGTGGGGCGTAGGAGGTTGGTTGCGTGCTGGGCGGCGACGATGCCCCTACTGCGGAATCGGGTGTCTGAACGGGTGCCGATGGCGCGGTTGGCCAGTTTGACGATGCCGGTGCTGCCGCCATCTGCGGTGGCGTCATGCGACTGGCCGTTGCGGTAAGATTGATCACCGGTGCGGCGGCGGGTTGCAGTGCCGGGCTGCTTTGATCGCGTGGGATAGTGCCGCTGTTGGGTGTTGGAGGCAGAGGCATCTGCAATGGGGCGAGCGGGGCACTTTGAGGTGGGTCGATGCGCACGATGGGGGCACTGATGGGCGGCGTCCCCTGCGCATTGGCGGAGATGCTTGTTGGCAGCATTGGCGGAGCAGCGGGGGCTTGCTCAGCGCTCGCAGGCAACGCCGGGCGCGGCACTGCCTGCTGCACGGGCATCGGGGCGCTGGCGCTGAACTCGCTCAATGCGCGCAATCCCTCCGCTGAGGTGGCAATGGCGGTGTCCAGGGCTGCGAGATCGGCGCGAATGGAGGCCAGTCCGGCGCTGACGCCGTTGTCGAGGGCGAGGCGGATGCCGATGAGGTAATCGTCCATGTCACTTCCCGTTCAATGGTGCGATGGCGTCGTGGGCGATTTGGCCCAGGCGATGGGCAATGCCGGAGCCTGCGATGGCGGCGAGAGGGCCGAAGCTGGGGCGTGGCGGCAGGGTTGGGCTGCCGTGTTCCTGGTAGAGCGCGACAGGATCGTTGCTGCCGATGACGGCTTCGGTCGCAGATTCCGCCACCCCGATGCTGTTATGCAGCGCGCCGGTTCGCTGCCAGGGATGGCTGTGCGGGCCGCCGGGCGAGGTTGCGAGGGTTTCGCGCAAGGCAGTGGCCAGCGCCTGTGCCTCATCGGCGAGTGCCGCCGTCAGCACTTCTTCCAGATCGGCACCAAAGCGGGAGGCCAGGAGAGCAAGTTTCATGCTGTCTGCACCCATTCCATGCGGGTGAAATCGAACTCCCGCCCATCAAGCCGCCCAAGGGCTGCGATCCAGGCAAGGCGATCTTCAGGCGGCAGCGAAAAGGCAACGTCGAACGGCACCCCGTTTCGGAGGAGATAGAGACAATCCACCAACTCGGGGTGCCTGCTCAGTTTCCCGCGTGATCGGCCAAGCTTGGGGCATCCGGGACGGGGCCGAGCGCCTTGGCGATGGCGGCGATGCCGGTGTCACCGAGTTTTCCGACCAGGGCTTCGATCTGCGCTTCGTTGATCGCAGACGGGATAGGGATGCCGTCGATCTCGATGACCGCACAGGCGAGCGTTGCCATGCCGAGCCAGAGCGGGTTCTGCGCCAGGACAGGGCCAGCGGCTTTGAAGAGGCGGAGTTTATCGAGAGCGTTCAGGCGCCGCAGGCTGAGGCTTCGACCAGCGGCGTCCTGCACGGTCTCGGTGGTGGTGAGGTATTGCTGAGATGGAGTCATCATTGGCTCCTGTGGTTATCAGACTCGCACGCGACGGGCGGCGTAGAAATCAAGGCGTTGTTTGACGCTCTGATCACCGCGCCATTGGCCGGATTGGGTGAGCTTGAAGACCACCTGATTGTATTGATAGGTGCTGGTGCTGCCGTCCGGCTCGGAGACATATTGGTAGAGCGTGCCACTGGGCACGGCGCTGCCGTTGACATAGGCTGCTTCGATTTTGGCGATGAAATCATCCACCGCCGAGCCGCCGCGTTCGAGGTCGAACTGCCCTTCCCAACCTTTCGGCAATTCAGCGGCGAGTTGGGTGCCGTCGATGCGGTCAACGCGCACCGGTGCGGTCAGTTGGCGGGCCTCGAAGCCGGTGACGTGCGTGAGGTCGATGCGACCATAAGGGCCGAGGACGACAAGTTGGCAGTCGCGGCCAATGGAAAAGACGGTGCTGGTCATCGGTGCCGCTCCTTATGCGTTGAGGCTGCCGGGCGCGCCCGGAAGGGTCTGGCGCTGGACCTGCACGGTCTGTCCGCCCTCAATATTGACGATGAATTTCTCGTTGATCGCCTGGTAACGAACCTGCGCATCGGATTGGACGTAGCCCAACCCGGTGCGACTGGCTGGGTTGTTGGAGGTGTCGCAGATCACGCTGAACGGCAGTGACCCGTCCGTGCTGCCGAGCAGCCCTTGGCCGAGCATGGCTTGCAGGAAGCTCAGTTGCGTGGCGCGGACGCGGCGGAACAGGGATTGGTTGATCACCTGCCCGACATATTGCCCCATGCCGGAGGCGAGCGTGGCGGCGATGTAGTTGGTCAGGCGGGTGTAGTTGTCACCGTTGGTGGCGGCATTCGAACTGGAATTATGACCGCCGCGCACACCCCAGAAACTGCCCGCTGGTTGCGGGTTGGCGATCACGTCGATGCCTGCGGCGAGCAGTGCGCCGAGGTCAGCCGATGAGTAGCTGGCCTGCTGCGTGGTGCCGGGGGTTCCGGATTTCTGGCTGCCGACGACACCGAAGAGCGGCTTGTTGAGCGAGGATTGTTCGGGCGAGAGATTGGCCAATCGCCCTGCGACAAAGCCCTGTGGAGAGACGAGGCGCAGGGAGGCGTTGGCTTGGTCGTTCCACCAAATCCAATCGCCGAACATCAGCTTACACGCATAAGTGTCCAGCCCAGCCGCCTGTTTGGTGGCCACCGCGTTGGTGATGTTGTCAGCAGCTGGGCCAGTGAGGATCATATAGAGCCCCTCCTGCAAGCCAAACGCCGCCTGGGTTGTCCATTGCGTGCTGTCATCGGCATCGGCAAGCAGGCCGATGGAGCAACCTTGGCCGCGCAGCGCATACATGCCGTGCCGTGGCACAACGTCGCTGCCAATCAGCGTGGCGGCGGTTGCACCCCCTGCCCCGTCGGTGCCTGGCGTGCCCGCGGCAAAATTGGTGGAGAACGCCGAGACAGCGGCAGAGCTTCCACCGGCACTCGCGACGACCAATTGGCTCGGCCCGCGTTGCAGGCCGGTGCCGGAATTGATGGCAGAGGCGAGGTTGGTCCAGAACGTGGCACCGCTGCCAGCGATGTTGTCGAAGACTTCCGGCTGAAGGCCTGGAAGTGTCAGGGTCAGTCGCCACGTGGCGGCCTTGCTGCCCGCGCCAAGGGTGACTGCAATCTGATTGCCCAGACTGCCGGTGTAGAGGGCCACGAGGGTGAAGCTGGTGCCGGGCAGCGTGAGGGTTGCGGCGGTGTCAGTGCCGTCGGTTGCGCGCACGCAGCGGAAATTTGACGCTCCTTGCTGCACGGCGGTCGCGATTTGGGTGCCCATGTCGTATTTGCGGGCGATCAGTGGGCCAAATGTGCTCGCGTAGTCGGTCATGGTGGCGAGGATCGAGGGCTGGCCAACCGGCCCCCAACTGGCGGTGCCGACGACACCGACGACATTGGTGGGCACGCCGTTCAGCAGCAAATTCTGCGGCGGAACAATCTGAACGTAGAGATCAGGCACCACGAGGGCGGTGGTGTTGATGCTGCCTTGCTGGACAATCGGCATGGATCAGGCCTCCTTCGATGCCGGAATGCGCACAACGTGGTCGGCATTGGGCGAGGCGAGGATGCTCGCGATTTCGGCGGCGTCGGTGATGACATCGCCCTTCTGATGCGCACCGAACGGGCGCACCACGACGAGATGATGGTTCATG